CATCTTCCTGCCGCTCGTCGAGTTCAAACTGCGCCTCCGCGAATGCGATCAGTTCGCTGCGGAGGCGGCGATAAAAGCCTCGTTGTCATCGAACGCGGCCTTCACCGAACGGCGAAACCAAGCGAGCTTGGGGTTACCCAGGTACGTCAGCACGTTGGCCTTGGTGCACTCGACCGGCTGGCCCTTCCACAGCACGCCGCGCCAGCCCAGCACGCAGGACGCCAACAGCTCCAGCTCGTCCTGCTCGTCCTCGACCGGGTCCTGGAACTCCACCTTGCCGTGCTTGGCAAGCTGCTGGCGCAGCCGGCGCTGCTTGTTGTAGACGAACGCCTTGCGCTTGGGGTGCTCGGGTCCGGCCAGCGTCACCCAGATGGGCAACAGTTCGCTGTCGCGCTTGAGCTGGACTTCCGCCTCGGCGATGTCTTCCAGCGTACTGAGATCGAATCCTTCTTGGGTCATGCGTAGCTCCTATGCAGGGGTCTTCTGAATGTGCCCGTGCCGACGGCGCCGGCCCCTGCAAGAGCCGAACGCCGCCGGTCGGTGCGCGGGTCGCTCAGGCGAGCGAATCTTGGATCAAGAGCGTGGTCCGCTCGGTCTTCACGCCCGTGCCGCCAGCCGTGTTCAGCAGGGCCTGGAACGGAATGGTGGCCTTGATGCCGGCCATCACGTCGTCCTTCGACGCGCCGCCCAGCTTGATGCGGGGGATGGCGACCGTGATGAAGTCGGCGGTCGCGGTGTTGTCCGTCGTGAAGGCAGCGATCAGCTCCACCTCCGTCTCGTTGAAGAACACGTCGCGCAGCACGGCGTCCTCGAAGAACACCGTCATCTGGCCGGTCACCGCCAGCGTGCCGGCAAACAACTGCGGCTTGGTGTTGGCGCCGACCACCGCCTCGCCGCTGTAGGCCGGTGCGATGTCGATGGACAGCCCAGTCACGCTGGCCAGGGTGACGCCACCCACGCGCAGCACGCCGTTCACCGCTGCCAGCGGGGCGGACGTAGTAACCGCCGTCGGGCTGGTGAAGTATTGAGCCGTGCCAGTGGCTACGTTCTGGCCCTGGATCTCGAACGTGGCGGTGGCGATGCCCGTCGGGGGCAGTTGCAGGCCGACCTTGCTGATCTTGCAGCCCAGGTAACGCTCGGACTGCGCCACGTCGGCGAACCAGTGCTCCAGCGTGAACGACTTGTCGGTGTGGCCGGTGGTCGGCACGAAGGTGGACTTGCCGGTGGCCGTGATGGTGGCCGAGGCAATCGGGCCTTCCGCGACCATCGCCACGCCGTTCAGCGGGATCACGGTCAGCGCGGTGGCGCTGGTGATGTCCACGATCAGCAGGTTCTTGTTGATGTTGGCAGCGTTGAACGTGCCCACCGACAGCCGGATCACCATGCCGTTCTTGTAGCCGTCGGTCAGCCAGGAGCCGGCCGCCCGCGTGACGGTGTAAGTCGGGCCGCTGCCGGCAATGGTGATCGAAGCGCCCGTGGTCGCGGTGACGGCGGCGAAGTCGCGCTTCAGCGCGTAGCTGAAGAAGTCCTTGTAGGTGCCGGGCGACAGTTCCCCGTTAAGGGAACCCGCCACCGAGCGCACGCCGTGGCGGAAGTCGGCGATCTGAAAGTCCGTCCGCAGCTCGTTCGAGGCGTAGGTCTCCTTAGTCAGATCGACGGTAGACGTCACGCGCCGCAACAGTTGGGCGCCGGACGCAGCAGGGATCGTCCCGTAAGTGGTTTCTGCCTTGATGGCGACTTGCTTTAGGGAACCAACGGCGTAAGGCATGGTGAACTCCTTGGATCAGCCTCGACAGAGAATGGTGATGGGGGCGCGGACGATGGCTTGCTCGCCCATCGTTCCTTCGTCGGTTTCGACGGGTCCGATCTCGCATTTGAGTGCGAGCCCGCCGAGTGTGCAAGCGTTGTTCATGATGTTGTCGAACGCGAGCGCGGTGGTCAGCGCGTCCATCAGCGGGTTCATGATCCCGCCTGGGTTCTGGCCGGCGCGGTCGAAGGCGTAGATGTAGACATCGGCGCCCAGCTCCCACTGCGTGACGCGGCCCGCTTCGTAGATCGGGCGCTGAAACGTCTGCGCCAGGAACAGCGCGGGGAACAGGTTGGCGGGCACGTCGTTGATCGACTTAACGCGGCGCGACGTGAGCTTGAGGCCGGGAATGGCCTGCAAGCGCGTGAACAGCGCGGCGTAGACAGTTTCACGCACGAGCGCCACGCGAGCCTCCATCAACAGCCTTGCCCAACCAGTCCTTGTACGTCGGCCACCGCTCCTGGAGAGACGGGTTCAGGAAGGGGCGCGCAGGGATGTCCATGTTGCGGGCGTGAGCGCGGACCATGATTGGCTTGCCCTTGATCTTGCGTTCGTGCGCCTTGACCTGCACCACGCCCTTGAACCCGAACTCGTGGGTGCGGGCGTATCTGACGTTGGTGCCGACTGTTCCGACGATCTCGTCGTCCTTCTCCTCGACCTTGGGCGTGATCGAGCGGCGCAGGCGGCCGGTGCGCACGTTCAGCACCTGCCCGGTCAGCTTCTGCTCCTTGACGTAGCGAGCAAGGTCGATGGTGGCCCGCGACATGGCGGCCACCAGCGACTTCTGCACGTTGCCGGCAACAGCGCCGAGCGCCGCCTTGGCCCGTTCGACGCCGGAAACGATGACGGTGTAGTCGCTCATGCCACGAAGACGTTGCGGTAGTTGTGAATGACCGCCTGCACCGAAGGTGGCACGTCGTCCTTGGTGAAGCTGATGTTCTCACCGCCGATGGTCTTGGAGTCGATGCCCATGCGGTCCCGCTCCTTGTATGCCAGCCCGACCAGCAGGCAGCACGCCTGTACCACATCGGCGGGGACGGAAGCGAACCCGGCGGTGTAGATCATGGACACGTTCTGTATGCCCTGGCGGAACGTGTATCCGCCCCGTAGGGCGACTTTCCAGCCGCTTGCCAACACCCACCCCGCCGCAGCGTGGTTCGTGCTCTGGGGGATCGTCACGCCGTCCACCGTGATCGAGCTGACCGTGATGACGGGGCGATTGCTGAACACCATGAAGTCCAGCCCGTTGCCGTCCCGCGCCTCGCTGTAGACCGTGGAGCCGAACACACGATTGCAGGACCGCTCGATCTGCTCCGACACCGCCGTGATGAGGCGTGTCAGCAGCGCGTCGTCGGTGTTGTCGGCGCTGTTGCCGATGTATTCCTTGACCTGGGTGAGCGTGGCGAGCTGGGTCGGCATGGCTTACGCCTTCTTGCCCTTCGGTTCGGCCTCGGGGATTTGGGCGAAGCCGTGCGAGGCCGCAGCCGTGATGGCGGCCTCGTTGTCGTCGGGGATGTCAATGCAGCCGGCTGCGTCCACGCTGTAGGCGATGCCGTCGTGGTTGAAGCCGCCGCAGTTCTCCGGTCCTAGCAGTCTCATCGCAGGGGTCTTTCAAAAAAGCCGGCCCCGAAGGGCCGGCAAGTAGCTTCGCAACTACAGGAGAAACCTCGATCAGCCGTTGGCGATGTTGGTGATGACGCCGATGGCAAAGGGCGCGTAGACCGCCAGCACTTCCTCCGCGTACACGCCAAACTCCTGGGCGCGGGTGCGGATCGGGAAGTCGAGCTGGTAGTAGTCGCGGCGGACCTTAACCTCGGCGCAGCGGGGCACGTTGTTGCTCTGGTACTGCGCCGGCAGGTTGTCGGCCCAGGCCAGAATCGTGCCAGCGGGCAGCGACGGGTGCAGCATGATCGGAATGCGGATGCCGCCGTTCATCGCGAACGGGTTGAAGTAAAACCCGATCACGCCGCCCGCCATCAAGCCGGGGTAGCCCTGCTCGGGAGGCGTGAACACCTGCAACAGTGGCGACGTGCCGGGACCGGCAAGCGCCTTGTTCGTGATGTTCTTCAGCTCCTGCGAGCTGACGTAGATCACATCCGGGGACACTTGGTTCGTGTCCCACATCGCTTGCAGCATGTCGTCGATCTCGTTGATCGTGCCGCGACCCGATGAGGTTAGAACAGTCCCGGTGCCGGCGGTGCCGGTAGCCAAGGTGCGGACGTAGGCGCCCGTGCCGCTGAAGGCGTGGGTCATCAGGCCGTCGAACGCCAGGGTGTTCTGGCTGTTGTCGGCGGTGATGACGGTGGCCGCTTGCCGCGTGCCGCCCACCAGCGGGGCGTTGAACGTCGCGGAGTTGATCGTGGTGATCCGCTCCAGCTTTTCGTTGCCAGCGGTGCCGACGTACCACGCATAGCCCACCGCGCCAGTCACCGCCGCGACCGAGCACGACAGCACCTGACCCAGCGTGATGGCCTGGGTGGCGGCGGCGGACTTGTTGGACGAGCCGCCCTTCAGCGTGTAGGTCGCGCCGTCCGCGCCCGTCACGGTCTGCGACGTGGCCACGCCACCGGACAAGGACGAGTTGCGGAAGCCTTCGCCGGTCAGGGCGACGACCATCACGCTGTAAGTGGCCGCACCCAAGGTGCCGCCCGAGCCGCCAGCCGACAGCGTAGGCGTGCCGGGCGTGCCCAGGGCCAAGCTGTTGTTGCCGAAGATCAGGGCGTTCTCCTCCTTCAGCATCATCTTCTGGAGCACGCGCATCGTGCCGGTGGAGCGCACGTCCTCGAAGCCTTGGCCGGCGCTGATGGCCTCGAACGTCACGTTGTCTTCTTCACCCAGCGTGACGTAGCTCGCAGACTTGTTGACCGCGCTGTAGCTCATGCGAGCGGTGCGCTGACCTTCCGGCACCCAGGCCATGGCGTCGTAGCCCGAGCCAGCGATGGAGGTGATCTGCTTCCAGTTGGTGGCCGTGCCCTGACCGCCGCCCACGCGAGGCAGACGGTTGCGGATCGGCGTGTTGACCGGATAGAGGTTCTTGGCCGGCGCCTGGAGGTCGAACGGGACCAGCCCGGTGGCGGTGCTGATGGTCTTGGCGAGTTCGGCGCTGGGGCTGCCCAGCGCGGCCTTCAGCAAGTCGAGGGTTTGCATGGTCGGGTTCATGGTGTACTCCTTGAACGGGGTTCAGCGCCCAGCGGCGCGGTACAGGGTCTTGATCTGGTGGAGGGCCAGCGCCTCACCCTTGAGGGTCAGCGCCGGGTCGGTTTCGTCGGTCTTGGGTGTGAGAGAGTCTTCGCTCTTGGCGACCGTGATGGCCTTGAGCAAAGCCTTGCCCGGCATGGGCTGATCCTTGAGCGCCTTGATCTCGGCCTTGAGGGCGTCGAGGTCGGCGTTTAGCTTGGTGATGGTGTCGGCCTGGGCCTTGGCGAGGTCGTCCGACTGTTCGGCCTTCTCGCCGTCGTCGTCGCCCATGTCGTAGCCCAGCTTGTCGAGGTGATCGACGCACTCCTTCATGCCCTTGTGGACAGCGGACAAAGCGGACTTGGTGGCGCGGCTGAACTTGGCGCCCTTCTTTTCCAGATCGTCGGTGTCCTCGGCCAGGGCGATGGGCTGTCCCTCGGCAGGCTGCGCCAGCATCAGTGCCAGTTCCTCGCCAAGGTACTTCTGGGTCAGCTCGCCCAGGCTCGCCAGCATTCCCTTCAGCGCGGCAACTACCTCCTCGCTGTGCTCGCCGTTCTTCTGCTCGTAGCTCGCGCCACGGCACACGGCATCGACGGCCTTTACCGCCTCCAGCAGCGAATGCACGTTCCACATCCCCTTCTCCACCGACTCGACAGCCTGCGACTGTTCGGGTGGCGTTGCATCCTCGGGGGTAGCCGTTTGGGCCACAGAAAAATCAGCCTTGGCCAGCTCGATCAACCTCGCGGGGGTCACGGTGCCGGCGTCCAGCATGGCGGCCAACTCGGCCACGTCGTCCTCGGCGCTGCGCTCGGCCTTCATGATGGTGATGACCGCCTCGGGGTTGGCGGGCCGGTCCACCAGGGACACCTCGACCAGCTTGATGCCCTTGATGATCGACTTGTTCATCTGGTCGCGGTCGGTGACCTTGCCGCCAATGGAGAAGCCCTTGTAGACGTTGGCCTTGACCTTCTTGACCGCCTCGCTGTCCACGACGTGGGCGCCGAACCATGTCTTGCCGTCTTCCTTCACGTCGGCCTCGATGGCAGTGCCGGCGGCCTTGGCTTGATGCATCTCGCGCACGGCGCCGAACTTCATGTAGTCGGGCAGCGCCGCCTTCATGGCCTCGGGCGTGATGATCTCGCCGTCGCTGTCCACCGCGCCCGTGCTGGCCCAGCCCCAGACCTTGATGGTGCCGTCGTCTTGTTCCTCGGTCTTGGCGATGTCGGCGTACAGCTTCATGGGTTCAGTCCTCGATCAGAACAGGCAACACGTCACAGCGACAGTTGGGATGCAGCGGTGGGCCGTTGCCGCCGTCGTTGGGGAAGTCGTCACCCAGCTCGACAACAGTTCCGTCCAGTTCGTCGCACAGGTCACAACAGCCAGCCCCCGTGATCCACTGCTTGCCGGACACCACGCCCGACCGTCGGTAAGCCTCGATGTTACCCTCAACGTCTGCTTTCGCGGTCTCGGTGCGGGCGATCATCTCGGCGCGTTCTGGCGAGAAAGCGTAACCGCGCTGCAAACGTGATGCAAGCTCATCATTCGACTCGCCGTTCTGCATCGCATCGCGCACATCCACGCGAATCATGTTGCGGGTGGCCTCGGAAATGTTCTTCACCAGCTCGGCAGCAGCGCGCTCCGCGTACTTGACACCGAACTCGTTGACCAGCGCCAGCATGTCCTTGACGTTGCTGGTCAGGCGCAGTTGCGCCAGCGCCGCTGCGCCGCCTTCCTTGATGATCTGCTGCAACAGCGGCTCGATCTTGTCCAGCAGCTCCCGCCACTCCTCGAAGTCGAGGGATTCCAGGATACGACGCAGGTCGTCGTCCAGCGACTTGCCCAGCGACTCGCGGGCTGCCACCACCTGGGCCGCGATCTTAAGTGCCTGAGCCTTCAGAAACGCCTTGACCACCATCCGCAACTTCAGTCGCAGGCGGCGAAGCCTGGGGCGCTCGCGGTCCACCATCTTGCGGTTGCCGGCCAGCTTGAAGATGGGCGGGTGCTCGCAAGCCGGCCCGCAAACCATGTGGTACTTCACAGCTCGGCCAGCAGGAGGACGAACTCCTCCAGCTCCTCGTCGTATTGCGGCGGGTTGACCGCGAAGCCCATGCCGTAGCTGTGCCCGCCCTGGCCCGAGATGGCCGCGCCCGTGATGGCCGGCGGCTTGGGTTTCGGGTGGACGAAGATGCGGGGTGCCCCGCCGCCGCCCACGAAGGCCTGTTGCGAGCCGCCCGTGGCCGTGCCCTGGGTGGTTTGCCCTTGGCCCGAGGTCGCGGTGCCGGTGATGGGCACCGGCACGCCGCCGACGGCGCTGGTCGTCTGTCCCTGGCTTTGGCTACCCGCGCCCGCGAACGCCAGGGTGCCCGTGCCGGCGCTGGTTTGCGCCTGGGCGCTGGTGGCCGCGCCGCCGTAACCCTGGAAGCCCGAGGCCGTGCTCGACT